CTCGATATCGAACATGAACATAATGAAAAATCCTCCAGATATAACTATTATACCTGAAGGATCGGAAAAAGTAAAGGGATTATTTTGGAATTACGTTTGCAATTACGATGCCTGATCCAAAGATTCGGCTGTATTCATTTGTAAGTTTTTGATCAGGTTCACCTTCAGCAGCAATTGCTGTAGTGCGAATTGTGATTTTACCTTCTGCGTATGGCATGTATGGAGCAATACCAATTCCCATACCACCATCACGTTCCTGCAACATTACTGCTGCTGGTTCATGTACTATGTAATATTCTTGATTAGTATAAGTAACATCACCCATCATTACTTCGCCATTGATCATCTTAAAAATTTTCACTGTCATGTTTTATCCTGTTCAACTAGATTATCTATAAAGTTCGATGCAGTTATAAACTTATCAAAGTACCGTATAAATGCATCTCCGTTATAAATGTGTTGTGCAACAATCAATACAAATTTGTTACTGTAAACAGATACCTTGAAACGCCACTCTCCTCTACGCACAGTAGTGAAGGTAGTCATGTTCGGAAAGTATCTTGCTTTATTGCCCATACTACTATTTATGAGCAAAAGGAAGTCCGAAGACTTCCTTACTTTACTTCACCTTGCCTCTTTTATAGAGTTTGAAGGATTGGATACCTTCAGCAATACCAACGAGGATTTGCTTACAACTTTTCAGCAGCTTGCTCATAAGCATTCTCCTGTAACAATTGTTTGCCTTTGCCGTTTTTGACTGCAATTTTCTTTGGCTTTCTTTGTTCTGGAATCAAACGCTCCAAGAAAATCTTAAGCATGCCATTGAATAGTTCTGCGTCTTTAACTTCTACTTCATCGTTCAAAACAAACGCACGAGAAAACGCACGATTTGCAATGCCTCTGAATAAGAAATTATCTTCAGCTTCTTCAGCCTTGATGTTGCCACGAACAACTAACTTACCATCTTCCATTTCGATATCAATGTCAGACTGACCAAAACCAGCAACAGCCAACTCAATGGTGTAGTGGTTCTCGTCTTTCTTGACGATATTGTATGGTGGATAGTTAGGGATGTTCTTGGACATGTCGTCATGGAATTTCTGCAAACGATTAAACTGCTCATCGAAACCGATAAGAAATTTGTCCATGTCTTTAGTGCCCCAGAATGTGGGGATGAAGTTGTTTCCCATGTCAATCTCCTTATTGTTTCGTAAATGCTTTCTTCGCATCAAAGGTGTATGCGGACACACCCAAGGCAGTGAAGAAGTCATTATACGATTTAGCTACAGTCTTCGCAAAGGAAGACTGTGCAGCAATAAAGGCATTAAGGGGTTTTTTGAGTTCTTCGTTTTTGACATGCGTCTCAACGAATTTAGTTTTGACACTTTGGAAAGTGTCGATAGCGGTGTTAATGTTATTCAACATTGTTTTCTCCTATTAAGCGAGTAGTTAAAATGATACCCCGAAGGCATATCGTAAAATCCTGCTTACTGTGGTACAGGGACAGCTTTACGTACTGTCAGCGTTAGACGCTCCTAAGGTAGAAGAGCCTTTACGTTCCCATCCCGATGGGACAAGAACTATTTAGTTAAACTGCTGGTGGGGCTACAGTGCTTGTTGCAGCATTTGCTGCAGCTTCTGCTGCCTGAACCTGAGCAGAACCCTGCTGTTGAATCTTATTAACCAACTGGAAAATAGCTTCAAAAGGGTGCTTACCCAACGATGCTAAAATTGCATTAACTTCGTCAATGGTCAGTTCGAGTTTGATAGTTTGTTGTGCTTGTTCAGCCATGATATCTCCAAAATGTAAGATGATTTAGTTTACTTCTTTTTGCCAATGTTATATTTAGGCACTAATTCCCACTCTTCCTTTTCTTTGTGGCTAACCACTTTGATCTGAGAGAGTGATGCTTTTGGGTCTGCCTTAGATGCATCAAGCACCTTTAACAGTCCCCAATCTTGCAACAAGCCAGCGATCGTATTTCTACGTTCTACATCGTTGGCTGTGATGTTCGATTCTTTTCCGTCCAATGCAAAGAGTTCTTTGAAGTGAACGATGTAATATCTACCCTGCTTATGTAATATATGGCATGATTGATATAATTTTTTATCTTTTCTGGATGCGATCCCGATGCGGGTAAGAGTCTCACGAACCTTTAAAAAATTGTCTGGTTCTGGCAAGGTCACTTCGAGCATGGAGTCGGGCTTCCAATCATAATAGATCATTTCGACTGTCATTTTCTACCACCTGTATATTGTTTTTCTTCAATGGTTTTCAATTGTTCTGGCGTTAGTATCGTCAGAACCTGTTTCGCTTTTTCACTGGAGTAGCCGTAGCAATCCATGACCAATTTAAGATGCTTTTCTTCCTCACGTTTAAACCANTTGGAAAATCGCTTCTTCTTCGGTATACTATTTAGCAAAAACTGAAATTGCCATTTATTGGAAATTTGATGCCTTTGATTCATCTCATTGGCATACATTACAGTGTCAGAAAAGAACGAAAGTCCTCTATTGACCATCCATGCTGAATACTCTTTTTCGTTACTGGGGTCTTCCTTAATTAGATCTTTCTTGGATTCATTTATAGCGTTGAGGAAATCAAATGGAGTCATTTGCAAATACCTCTCTTAGATTTTCGTCAGTTGCAGCAAATACTGTATCTGGAAATCTTTCTTTGAGGTTTCGCTCGACCACATTACGTGTCTTGCCCTGCGCCATAAATTCATTGGTTTCCATATTGTAAATGTAGATCATACCATTCATGCGCTCGAGTCTAATACGAACAACATCGTTGGGTACATCAATTGATTCTATTAGTTGTTTGATCTTAATCTTAGCAACAAATTCACGAAACCACCAACCAATAACAAATCCAAAAACTAATATTGCTGCAAAGGATAAAAGTAGATCCATAGTTTTCTCACTTAAACTTACATTGCAACATAATCTCTGTCATTGCAGCCATAGTATTTAGCTCATGATTGGCCACGAATGCATCTTTATATTGATAGTCAGCAAGAATTAAAACCATTGTAGGGATACTAACTGGTTCCAAATACTCGCTGGCTTTTTCATACAGATGATCAAAGAGAGAACTGGTTTCAATGTCTGAGTTCTGTGCAATCCACTGGCGAGTTTTCTTAAAGTCTTTTTCCTTAAGATTCATAACAAGAGTTTTGTAAGACTCATCGGACATATTGACCAACAAGCCAGCATCAATCTTACCAGAGACAGAATAGCGTTGCAACTCATTTAAGATACGACGATAATCAGGAAAGTGTTTGTTGACTAATTCTACCACAACCTTTGTGTCATAGTCAACACCTTCGGTCTTAAGAATCTGTGTAACACGTTTAAAGAAACCTGCAGCAATGGCTGGCTTCTCTGCGTTGTCAATCTTAAAGTCAATCACGGCACATCGGCTATGCAATGGCTCAATGATCTTGTTCTTGAAGTTACAGGTAAAGATAAAACGACAGTTGTTTGAAAACTCTTCAATGAACCCACGCAGTGCTGGTTGCACTGACTGCGCATTCATATAGTCAGCCTCATCAAGGATAACTACCTTCTTGGCATCAGTCAACGAAACAGTTGACGCAAATCCTTTGATAGTGGTACGCAGAGTGTCAATGGAACGACCTTCATCGGATCCATTGATAAACAAAACATCGGCACCAACTTCATTACACAACGCACGAGCCACAGTAGTTTTGCCCACACCAGCTGTTCCTGAGAACAAAAAGGTAGGCAACTCACCAGTTGCAATGTATTCTTTGAAAGTTTGTTTCAACTTCTCAGGAAGAATACACTCATCAATTGTAGCTGGACGATACTTCTCAACCCACAAATATTGGTCACTCATATCAACTCCATAATAAAAAATAATTATACACTAAAAGAATCAGGCAGTCAACACCCTTTTCCATTGACCATTCACATTGATATACAACTCACCATCGGGTCCAGGAACCATCTTAACACTTACCTGCTTCTCAGTTCCAGGAACAAATCGTTTACTGCTACCACCAATACCCAAATTGCCACTTGAGTCAATACGCATTACTTCGTTATAACCATTGTAAGTAGCAGTATTACTACCAACAGTATAGAAACTATTGGTTGATAATGGTGGTGGAGGTGGTGGAGGTGGGGCAATCTCTCCGTAAGTAGAACAGAATGTAACATTTGCTGGACAGATTTCTTCAATCTGCTTGATGATGTTTGGATCAACGCCAGCAAGTGGAGCAGGTACTTGAGTCTCACGAATCTTCTCAATCACTATAGGTGTGGCAGCACCCAAAGCAAACATGCC